GGGTAGAATACACGGGACTGAATAATCTTTTTAAGATCACCAAAATTGCCAAACTTGACGAAGGTATCATCTTTAGTGGGGATAAGGTTTTGTTCGATCGCAGGCATAGCAGGAGGTGCCTGATAGGTTTGTTCCAGTTTTTCTTGAATGGTCAGATTCCACTTTCCACGACCAACTTTGTAATCGGAAAGTTTGTTAGTAACCGTCTGATAGTTCATGTCATGCATACTGCACCATCCTTTGATATCTCCAGACGTAACGGATTCACCGTAAGTATCTTGGAGAGAAGCGATGATGTTTTGCTTGGACAGTCCCATTAGGTTGTTTGTTTAACTGAAGTTATTATACACAAAAAAGGGGCACCTTTCAGTGCCCCGTGTGACAGATTTAAAACCGGACTCAGACTACTTTTGCTTTGGGTTCGGGTTTTGGTGCAGGTGCCTTTGCTTTAGGTGCAGGTTTTGGTGCGGGGGCAGGCGCTGCTTTTGGCTCATCTACACCAATAAGTTCTCCGAATCTAGACATGGTTTCTAATCTTGTATTTTCAATTATTTATCAAGCAACGAGTTCAATAAACTCACTCAGAATCTTTTTATTCATCTTCTTAGTACGAAGACTCTTAACAAAGGCAGATTTAATCTGAGTCTTGGTAGCATCATCCTTAACATCGAACTCAGAGTTCTGTGCCAGAGCATTAGAAGACAAACCAAAGTAGGAGTGATATCCAGAACTCTTAATGGTAAAAGATTTAGATTTCTTCCATTGGGATGTCAGATTTGCATGTTCGGGAGTATAGACCTGATGATACATACGAATGAAAGATCCAGCATCACGAGGAGCCAACACACGAATACCAATGAAGTTCACGTCAGGCATGGTGTCACGAATGTCCCTGAGAAAAGTATTGGTGCAGTTCCACCACTCTTCATTGAAGGTATAGGTCTTGCCAGTTTTACGATTACGCAGACGACACAGAAGATTGAGAGAACGAACTCCAAGATATGGTTCAGACTCCCAATGCCGCTGAACAGTCTTGTGGTACTTGACTGGAGGTGCCTCACCATCAGTAAGAATCACACACTGAACTTTCTGCAGTTTGTTTTCCTTTTTGAACTGAGGGATAATTTCATGCAGACAAACGATTGCCTCATTCAAAGGAGTTCCAGAGAGACCCATCCCCATAGGAATAACTTTACTAGAAACATAAGAACCAAAGAATCTGGCAATACGAAAAATGTTACGCATTTGTTCATCCAGTTCCTTTGCCTTGACCTTACTGGTCAAAAGATTCATCATGCTGAAATACTCAGGGATCTGAACCAAACCATCCTTCTTTTCATAAGCAGAGATCAGATAACCATCATTTCCTGCAGGACGTAGAACAGGATACTCACAAGTGAATGCATAGACTTCAAAAGGAATATTGACTTTCTTGCAGAACCAAATAAGGTTGTAGAGTTGCTTGACAGTATCAAGAATCACATCACCCATAGAACCAGACCAGTCCAGAACAAAGACCAGACCATGATTCTTACCATCAGCTAGAGTCGTGACCTTCTTAAAAAGGTCTTCATTGTATCGATAAGTGTGTAACTTGCTTGTATCGAGAACTCCAGTCCGACTAGTAGTAGCACGAGCATAAGAGTCTGCAGACTTACGGCACTCGAACTCTTTGACGAGGTAGTTGACTTCTTTGTTTGCGGATCGTTTGAATTTGGCATACTCCTCATCAGTATAGGCAAAGGTTTCTAGAGTGTTGTAAAGATCTCCACCATTTTCTTTTACTGCTTCAAGATACTCATTCCAAGTTTCTGTGCAACGAGTGTGGATATCTTTGTTTGGAACAATAATACGACTAAGATCAACTTTAGGAAGTTCAACATAAACACTCTCCATAGCATTCATATCAATCAAGTCCTTGAGAGATTCTTCAAGAGAATCCATCGTGGAAACTGTGGGTTCATCATTCTGATATGAAGGAACATCCAGATGAGCAGGATCACTTTCTTTAGGTTCCCGCTCCTCAGGATCGTCATCAGTAAACCATTCACGACCTTCCTCAACATCATCAGGTTGAGAGTTCTCAGAATCTTGACTAGAACTTTGTGAAGATTGTTCAGTCTCTTCGTTACTGGTGTTGGAGTCGGAAACTACCTGATTCGTATTTTCTTGCTCTACCTTGCAATAATTATACAGTTCCTCTGCAGCATCAAGAACATCGTCAAATGTTTCGCAATCTCGAATACGCTTGACAATGCGACTTTCATCAAAGTTATTGAATTGAATATCAATAAAGTTTCCAATCTTGAAATACAGATTGATCTTATCTGCAAGATTCATTTTGTTGACATCTTCACCTTCAATACAGAAGAAGTCATCAGTGTGAAGTTCTTCATATCCACGATAGAAAGTCTTGGAGATACCAGCATACCGACGCTTCATCAGTTTCTCAATGCGAACATCTTCTACGATGTTGACAAACTGAGGAGAGATCTTGCGATCTGCAATCCAGTTACTATCAGGAGTGTAGAGGGCGTGACCCACTTCGTGACCCACCAACATATCATATACAACATTGCTTGCCTTCTCCCACATAGGAAGAGTCAAAACACGAGTGTGAACATTGAAACAAGCAGTTTCAACCTGCTTGTGCTCCACCACCAGGTCCTCAGTTGCAAGTAGTTTAGCGAGTTGAGACTTGATTTCGTGTTTGACTGCCATGTGTTCTTTGCTGATGAACGTATTATACAAAAGAACCCCGCCTTTTAGGCGAGGTCATATGACGGTTCTTAAAGTGGCGCAGCGATTCACGCCTCGCCCTCATCGCTTGAGGTTTGAGTTTTCTTTTTTGGTTTTTCTTGGAGTGGTGTTGCCAGTTTGGTAGTTGTGCCATGTAACTTAGCCAGTGCTGCTAGTAATTCGGGAGTCTCTTCATACTCCCACGTATCACCAGATTTTACCATAAGAGTCTTCTTAGTCATAAAAACATTCCTTTATCGCTCATGTATTTTAGAGTTTCCTTCAGTGTACCACGATGGTCTAAACCAATAGCAACTTGAGGATACTCTGCTTCGTCGCCAAATTCTGCTTTGAATTCTTTATGGGTAAAATGAACACCCAATAAAAATTCTTTTACATCTTGACCACATGCTTCAAGAACCATAACTGCTCGTTCAGATTCTTGACCGCCGTTGCCATAAACTAGTGCTTGAATCATTTTTTCTTGTGATTGTACTCGATTACAATTTTATGATGTTCGTTAGTTCTGTCACAGCATACATAACGTTTCACTTCACCACCCAAAATTTGACATATATTATCTAGTTGAGTATCAACAGAATATTTTCTAAAATTGTCGTCAATCACGTTTCCTCCACTCATCAATTTGTTCTTGAGTCGGAACAATGATTCGGAAAGCAAGTCCCTCCTCCTCAAACTCCTCATTCATCTTTTCGTAGGTTTCAGGTGTAATCTTTTCAAACATCATACTTCTCCCACAACTTACGAATGTTTTGAGTGATGGGTAGACCACCAATATAGGTCTCCAAAAGTTCACCATCACCATCAGCAATGACAAGGACTGGAGTAGCAGTCACACCATACTTTTTGGCAAGTGATAGATTCTCTTCAGGAATAGGAACATCACTTACATCTTCAAGATAAATTTCTTCAATAACACTCTCGCGTGAATCTTCGAGAGCACCAATATATCTCTTGACTAGACCACAAGGTCCACAAGATTCTTTTGTAAACATTAAGAACTTAGTCATGTTGGGTCTCTCTTTATTATGCATTTTTAGATACTGATTAGCACCTAAATTATCTAGAAAATCATTAGTCACGTTGTCTCCAGTCATCTGGTTTATCTCTATTGAACCAATCTACAATTTCATCAGCACCATCGAAACCCGTTTTGTGATTGGATGGGTCTGGGTCTCCTAAACCCATCCTATTCAGAAAATCGTCTGTACTACCTTCTTCAATATCTTGAGAAGCTTGTCGTCTTGCTTTCTGCAACCAATCTCTTGCAAGAGTGTGTGCCTTAGCAAGTTTCTCTGCCCAGATCATGTCCTCCAATGGGACTTCTTCTTTATTGGCAATACACCTGCATATGGACTCTAATCTAAGTCTGTAAGCGGTAGAGAGCATATTAGTTCGTTTTAAGTTTGTCTTTTAAATCTAGAACCTTATTAACCTCATTAACCGCAGCAGACATCCTAGCACCTAGAATATCCATGATATCTTCGTAGATCACTTCGTTATCTACGTAGTCATCGAAGTATGTGTCAAGTGCTTCTTTGAGATACCTCTTGCGATGCCACTCAGATGAATATGGTTTATAAGACATGGTGAAGATAGGTTTTCATTACAGCATTATATTTAAGCCAATTATAGCAAATTACACGGTTTTGTCAACTACCGTATCAAAAATATTTATAGTTGGAAACCAACCAACACTCTTCAAAAGTTCTGTATCCGCGACATTATCCATACGTTCTCCGGGCGTATCTTCCTTGACTGGCAAGTGACCCATGCCCATTTTTTCTGCCAGTTCTCTCACAGAAACTGACTCACCTGTTCCAACGGCAACTGGACCAGTTATATCGCTAGTTGCCAAATATCTGATTGCACGACATACATCTTTCACATGAATCCAATCTCTACGATGGTTGGTAACATACTTAGCCGTGCCATCCTCAAGCATCCTATACATCATATCAGGACGACTATCAGGACCATACACTGTTGTGAATCTTAGACCAACAGAATTGGTAGGTGCCATAATCTCATTGATCCATTTTGTCATTGCATATGGATTTTCCCAATACTCTTCTTCTACGGCACTTGAAGAGGCATACAGCAGTCTTGTACCAGTATGTCTACACCAATCAAAGATACGCTTTGCCTTTACAACATTATTGTCGTAAAACTTTTGTGGATCAGAAAGACTATCTCGGATATTGGCATATGCTGCCAGGTGGATAATCAGATCATAATTACCACCAGAAAAACTATCAACATTGTCAGGGAAGTCAATCCCAACAACATTATTAACTCCCAAAGTTTCTACCCAGTCTGCATAAACGTGCCTACCAATGAAACCTTTGTGCCCAGTAATTAAAACTCTCATGATACTAATCTACTAAATCCCTTCACTTTGTCAAACTTCAATACATTCTCAAACCGGTCTTCCATACCAGTCTTGTGAGATATAACGAACACATTCGCATCCTTGATTACAAAGCGAATGATTTTTAAAAATTCTTCTGTTCCAAAACCATCGAGTGAAGAATCAAATACCTCATCCATAATCAACAGGTTGGTGTTAACAGAATTTTTGACTCTAGCGACTTCCCTCCATGTAAAAAGTAATGCTAGGTCAATTCTCATCTTCTCACCTTCGCTGAAGGAACTGTAAGAGAAATCCTCATGAATAGGAGACTCGACAGTTTCACTAAATTCTTCATCAAGTTTAAAGTTGATGTAGAAGTCCATCATCTGTAGGTAGCGATTTACCTGTTGATTAATGAATGGAAGATACTTCTTGATAATTTTGGTTTTTACGCCATCGTCCTTGAGTAAGGAATAGGCAAAATCGTGATAGACGATTTCTTGGTTACGTTCTGATAAATCTTCAATTGTCTTTTGGAGATTCTCCCTAAACTCTTCTAACTTTTCATGCTCAGTATTTCTGTTTGCAAGTTGGTCGGTAAGTCTCTGAATTTCCGATTCCAGATCCCTGATCTGTCGTTGACATCCAGATATCCGAGTATTGTTTTGAGAAATGCCATGCGTTAATTTGGTAATCTCCTTAGATAGAGTGTTAAATAGACGCTCTCTCTGTTGTTCAAACTTAATGGTGTTTTCGAGTTCCTCGTAACCTTCCTTGAGTTCCTTTGCCCTATTTTGAGCGTCACTAATTCTATTTAAGCGAAAATCTTCTTCTATATCCTGCTGACAGGTGGGGCAGACCGTATTCTCGGTAAAAAACTTATGTTCTTTGGTAATTGTGCCTACTTTTTGAGACAATTTTCCCTTGAGATTGTTTAGTTTTACTAACTTGTCTCCGGCACCAGTAACTTCTTCCTGCTCCTTAGTGTTCTTCAGAATATCATTTTCAAGGTTGGTATTTTCTTCCATATAATTATCAACTTCGACCATCAAAGTTTTGATCTTCTCATTATTACTTTGAATGCTAGTCTTTCCATCACTCTCAAGTTTGTCGATAAAGTCTTTCTGCATTTTTGCTTTATCTTTAAGATTCTCTTTCTTGAGGGTCATAGATTTGACCTGATCTTTTTGGATACGAATCTTATCTTTAATCAGATTGCTCATCTGAGAAAAAATACGAATATCCAAAAGATCCTCGATGACTTCTCTACGATTAGAGGTAGTCAACTGCATGAAAGGAACAAAGGTGCTACTACCCAGAATCACAATCTGAGTGAATGATTTATAGTTTACCTTAAGAATATTCTCTTCTAGAATTTTTTGATTAGACCTATCATCTGCTTCTTTGTGCAGTTGATTTCCATTTACCTCAATATCAAATACATTTGGTTTGATTCCTCTGCGAACCAAATACTCCCTGTTGTTAACTTCAAACTCAATTTCAACAACACAATCTCTCTCATTGGTCGTGTTAACCAACTGAGGTTTGTTGATCTTACGAAAAGGTTTATTGAATAGAACAAACGTAAGTGCATCCAGCATTGTGGATTTGCCAGCACCGTTTGTTCCAATTACAAGATTGGTAGCGTGCTCTTGGAAGTTAACATCCGTCCATTGATTTCCGGTAGACAGGAAGTTTTTCCACTTAATCTTTTTGAACGTTATCATTACTTGGAGGAATCACCAGATCATCTGGCGTAATCACAGCATACTTGTAATTATACATCCTGCAGGTCTTTATGGCAAGCTCGTCATCGACCTCTACAACAGTCATCTCACGCTCATATTCCTCATCATCTTCCATCATCATTGCATATCTTTCGGCATCATCTTCCTCCTCAAACAGGAATAACACTTTTTCTCCAAGTGCATCCTGTACGGCATAAGCACCGTCTTCCCTACGATCTTTTAGGGTAAGCAGGAACATTACTCTACCTCACATGCTTGCGTGTATAGATCCCGAAAAATTCCTTTAATAATATTTTTGTCGAATTCAAATTCAGACTCATCAATATATCTATTCAAGATAGAAATTGTATTCTCATCCTCATCAATCTCAAATTCTTCATTTTCATGAACCATGAAGTTTTCAACAATCTTTAAGTCCTGAACACCAGTGCTATAAAGTTTATCAACAAACTTCTCAAAATCTTTGGGATTTGTCTTTTTACGAACGATGACTTTTACAATTTTGTTTTCATACTCTGTAGTATTGAACAACTTGTAGTTAGTATCTTCGTAATAGATGTTGTAGAATAATTTATATGGATTATCGACGTGAGTGTGAGTGAGGGTATCCGTATCAAAGATAGTGAAACCTCTAGTGTCATTCACATCATTCCAGAACATCTCATACGGATTACCCAAATAGAAGATCTTTCCATTGTCAGATCTCGTATGGTAGTGTCCAGAGAATACTCGGTCGAACTTATCGAAGATATCAATAGACATCCCATCTTCCATAATGTGACCACGATGAGCACGGAAACCATTGAGCTCAAGGTGACCCATTGCAACCTTTGCCTTTGTCTTCTTCACAGCATTTGAAGAAGACTCAAAGTTCTCAGAGTTTATCCAAGGAAGCAAAAGAATATTAAGGTTGCCAATCTTAATCTCTGATGCCTCAGAATAAGTGCTGATATTAGAATAGTCCTGCAGAAGAAGTTCAGGAGAATTCACTTCGTTGGTATTCTTATAATAACAATCGTGATTGCCGATTACCGCATGAACCTTATATTTTTTGAGAGGATCAAATACAACACGCTTTGCCCACTCTAAACTTTGGTAATCGATAGACTTGCGACTATCAAAGATATCACCCATATGAACAACAGTAGTGACACCCTCTTTTTCTAGCGTCGGAAAGAATACATCAGCATAGAACTTCTCAAAGTAATCATGTAGGT